AGGTCTATGTCCTGCCATGGCGCTACGGGCGGGTAGCCCCGCTCCACCAGGCTTTTAAGAATGATGGGCATATCGTGTCGGACGCCGTTATAGGTGACGACTATGTCTGCCTCATTGAGCAGCTCCCATATGCCATCGAGCATGGCGTCTACGCCATCGTGATACTCGCTGGCGAACATCACCTGTCTACGGTCCAGCCATTTAGCCGCCCAGCACAAGAGGCGGGCTGGTTCCATAATCTGGTCCGGCCGTATGTCGGCTCCATACAGGTCGTAGGTGTAGGCCAGGTGTGGGCTGTTCTCCACATCTAGCGTTAGGACCCGTGGGGATTGCGGAGCCTTAGCCGTCATCAGCCTAGGGTTTGCCTCGACGCAGGATAGGGAGCGGGAAGCGGCGACGGCCTCGGATAGGTGCAGCGTTAGTAAACGAAACGTGAATGTGGTTGTAGTGGCCGTAGCCTGATCCGCGCCAGCGCCACCACGTTTTAGCGTATGTGCCTGAGGCGATTTGGTCATTAAATACGACGTACTTGATCCGGTGGCAACCGAGTTTCCCACTAGCCGCGTACTGGACTAGTTGGTCGGCGAGCTCCTGGGCGGCTTTCTTGGAGGCTCTTTTATTCCAGGGGATCAGATCGGCGTCGATATCAATAGCATGGACGAAACCGCGCTTATCGGGGTTATGGTCGCTTTTACGGGCCTGGTGGGCTCGATCACCTATCCAGCCGTCAGAGCGCTTATGTCGCCCAGGAAACGCTTTATCTACCTGCTTTCGTAGCTTCACGCCTGCCGCTACTAGCCGGGCCATTACTCGCCCTCAATCTCGAATTCAGGCTGCCCCGCGTACTCGCTCGGATCAGGGGACATATTCATCAATGCCGCTACAGGTGCAGCCACGCCCAGCACGGCCGCTACGAGCGCCAGCCACAATGGGGCCGCCTGGGCATCAAGGACGTCGTACATGATCAACAGGGGAACGATCACTAGAGCGATGCTGTAGAGGTACTGTCTGCGCTTTTTAGTGAAGAATTCGGCCACGATTGCCTCCTAATTGTCCATGTGCCAATCGATATGGTCGTCTACTTTGCCTCGGATTTCCCGCACATCGGCCCGTATTTCGTTCAGCGTGTCCCGCGTCGAGCTGCCGCCATTCGGCCGGAATTCCTTTTGTAGCCGTATTTGGGCGCGAATAATCCAGGAAAGGCCCGCCAATAGTGCGGTAATGATGGTGACCAGGGGGACCAGGCCCTCGAGGGATTGTAGGTCCATGCCACTAGCGGGCCGCCAGCTTTGCCAGGACCCGCTCGCGGGCGGCCTGGGTGGCCGCGCTGACCTTGCGCTTGGACTTGGATCGGCGCTCTTTCTTCTCCTCTTGCAGGTCTTTCTCGACCTCGATGGCTTCCTCGAGGGCTTCCTCGTAGGTTTCGGGGTGCTGGGGCATGGTTTCCTCTCGTTTGTCTACGAACGTGACGGCTAGATGCCTGCTATCGCTTGCGCTTCTTCAGTCGTCAGACCTAAGGCTTCCAACTTGGCGAGCGCGGAAGCCTTCGCCGCTTCCTTAGCCGCTGCCTCATCTAGCGCGGCTTGCTCTAGTCGTGCGACCTCGGCCGCAACCTCGGCAGACGTAAGAGGATCGACACCTTGGGTATGCCACTCAATGGCTTCCACATCTTCGTCACGTAACACGAATTCAGCGTTAGGCCTTAGCGAAATGATCGCTTGTTCCCTTGTGATCATCGTTAGGCTCCTATCTCTAGCAAAAGCATGGTTGAGGTCGCGCTGGCTCGCTGGACGTAGCCGGTGGTGCTTACGGCTGTTGGCATAGCAAATTGCGTTTTGTATGTCGTCGCGGACGTAGTTGCTGGACTATCTAAATAAATATGGCTGTTGTAATTGGCCCAACTGACACTTGCGGCAACGTTTCCATATTGGGCATAGAGAAAGGTTTGTACGTCTGTTACGCCCCGTACAATTTTTATGCTCATCGCACCATTGTTAGAAGTTGTTAGCGAAACGGCTTGAGAGACAATAACGAGCACTTGGCTAGTCGCCGCTGAAGGCGTAATTGACGCGGTTAGCCCGGTATCTGCAAACGAGGCGGAGGTGCTGCTTACTTGTGTTGAGTGAGTGCCAATAATCACTTGCTTAATTTTTTGGTCTGTGCTGTCAAGTTTTAACGCTAATTGGTCGCTGACTTCCTGCGCTAAATCTTGGCTGACCGTCGGATACGCCGACACGAGGTCGCCGGATTCCACATATGGAATCCCGTTAATGTCTGGCATGGCTTACTCTCCTTAGGCCGCGAGCAGGTCGTCGGCGTTTACTACGTTGTACCATTGTAGGGTCGTGTTTACATTTCCCCATGTAAGCGTCGCATCTACGCCGGACCATGGGACGGTCTGGTAGCTGTATCGAGGGTCTGACAGCGACAGAGTGACTAGATGCCTGCCTGGGGTGAAAGTCTCCGACCAGCCCTCGACAATGCCCTGGAATTGGGTGTAGGGGCCGCCTGCGGGTAGGTCATCGATGATGACGCGGGAGCCGTTGAGGAGCGCTAGTACGTCGTTGCGCTGAGTGTCGGTTAGTTGATCCATGAGGACGGTTATTTGGCCGATGTTCCACAGCGGGTAGGCCTGGGCTGTAAGTATCTGTTCGGCTCTTTCCTGGGCGTCCCCGGCGCTGTGCAGCTCGGTTGTCAGGTCGTATTTACGGCGCCCATAGGCCGCTATCGATGTGGCGTCCTCGAGCTCGTAAATATTGTTATTGCCGTACTCAACCTCGATATCGTTGATCAGGGTTTGGAGGTTTTGCTGCCACTCGGGCGCCCACGCTATCGCTGACCCTGGAATGCTTGAGGCAGCGTTATTGATCGGGAATGTGGACCAGGCCGAGGTATAGAAACTCCACGACTCGGTCAGGTTTTCCCAGATACCGGGGTTACCGGCGATGCCTCGCTGCCCGTAGTCCTCGAAAATGACGCGGCCCCGGCAATCATCGAAATATGTACCGCCGGACCATTGGGCTACCTCTTGTAGGTAGGACAGTTTTGGCTCAATCCCTGGGTCATTATTACTGTCGAGCTCGAGGACGTTATCGGCTGCGTTGAGGTAGTCGATGCCGGCGTCGGCCATAACAGCGTCTACCCGGTCCCTGGGGGTTTCTTTCGAGTATGCGCTCTCACCTGTGGTGAGAAGGCCGAGGCGCGCCAGGTAGCCGATGCCTGTAACCGTGACGACGGGTATGGCTGGATCGGTCGATAGGTACTCGAGGCGCAGATCGGTCACGGTGCCACGGAATCGGCATATGCCCGTGTAGGCGCCGATGCGGAGCTCGTCCCCTATCTCTATGCCGGTGCCCGTGCTGCCCCTAAGGATTACCTGCGCGGTACCCGGTTCGGGCGTGGATTTAATATCGGCTCGGGCGTGGGTTACTTGGACGTTGTATTCGATGTCTGCTAGATCGAGGGGGACGTCGTTAATGAGGACGGCGTAAATGCTCATTAGAGGACCGGCTGTACGTTGCGGCCTGACCGCTGGTCGCTGTTACGGATCAGTTGGCTAATGGCTGTGGCGACGGCCTGCTCGGTGATCCTGGCCTGCTCGGCTTGGACTGCCGCTACCTTTTCGGCTCGAGCAGCTGTAGCCAGGGCCTCGACCTGCGTGACGGCTTCGGCTATTTCCTTAAGCATTCGCTTGCTGAATTCGTCGCCGACCTGCTGGCCTAGCTTGTTTCCTAATCTCTTAAACTTACGCTGGTCCTCTGTGAATTGCGTAGCCAAACCGTTTAGCGTGTCGATAGCCGATAGGCGCCCGGCCTCGAGGAATTCGGGTACCAGGTCATGCGCTAGTTCCCTGGTCTTGTCCTGAATCTTGGTCCAGCCGCTTTCTATGCTGCCCTTAAGGCCGTCATCGCTGAGCATGGCCTGGCCTAGTTCCCACCCGCCTTCTGGACCGATGCTGGACAGGTACTCGATCAATCCCTGGGGAACGTTGGCTGCCTTGAGGGCGTTTAGGACGTTGCCGCCCCATTCCATGTGAGCAAAGGCCGTATTTAGGCCTTCCTCCATGTTTTCGGCTAGGTCGCCGCCTGATTCTTTAGCCGCGTCGTACAGGCCGACCAGGTCGAACGCCTCCAGTAGATCGTCCTGGATCGTGTTGGCGTATTCCTCTACGGCCCTAGTGGCGTCGTCCAGGACGCGGATACCCTCGAGGAGCTCCTCGCGGCTGGTAGCAAACGCAATACCTTGGGTTTCGTAGGCTTCTACTAAGTCTTTTTGTTTCTTTGTTAGTTCGTCGGTGGCTTTCGCGGCGCCGCCCGTGTTACCTGTTAGGTCCTCGGTTTCTTCATTGACTCTAGACAGGGGCGCGTACATGCGAGCTAGGGCGCCCTGGGCTCCCTGTACCTCGAATCGGTAATCGCTGAACGCCTCGGTGGTTTCCTCGGTTTGTTGCTCCAGGTCGCGTAGGCTGCCGCGTTCTCCTGCGCTGGACCCGCTGCCGGTGAGGTTGCCGGTTTCGCCGCGAATGGCTCGCAGACTGTCGGCCACGAAACCTAGTGGATTAATTAAGGGTGCTACTGCTTTGCGTACTCCATCGAATACGGGGCCGAGCATTCCAGCGTTTTCCGTGACGCCCTGGGCTGCCGATCCCACATCGCCCAGAGCTGACGCCAGGTAGGCAATATCGGTTACGGATTCGCCCGCTAATTCTCCGATGCTCTTAAGTAGGGGCTCGAGGTCCTCCATGGCGTCCACGGCGTCCTGTGTGCCCTCTGTGGCGTCATTAAGGCTGTTTAGTAGTCCAGCGCCGAACGCTTCGGCTAGGTTGTCTGTGGCCGTGTTTAGGCGCTTCATGCGCCCCTCGAATGTCTCGGCTGCTACATCGGCTGCGCCGGAGAAATTGTTAGACAGCGTCGTCATG